TATTGTATCACGATAAAATTTACAATACTATCAACCAATTGTGTAAAATAACTACCTGATGGAACACCTTGGTGTTTTTTATACATTAAACCATCTGGCATAACAATTGGTGTGTGGATGAAGTAATGTACAATAGAATCCCATTCTCCTTTGTTGACTAACTCAGGATCAAAATTAGTTTTCAGCACTTTAAAAGCTACATCAATTAATCTGGGGTGTATTGTACTATCAAATCCTGAAAAATCGAGAGAATACTTCAAATTCGCATTCTCAATTCTAACTAATCTCGAAGCTAACTCGTGCCTATGTAGTCCGAAGGCCATAACACTCCTTCTTCCCAGGTACTCATCAATTAGTGGTCGCGCATACTTTGCTTCCAGGATGGTCATGCTTAGTGGATAGCCCCATACCAACCTAGTTTTCGGCCCTCCATTTCCACCGTGTTGGATTCGCCTATATCCTATACATGGTTCCGGTGCTTTAATCCCTGCTGCAATCCTCTCACTCCTTTGAAAGTCTGTCTCAAACGCTACTCCTTTAGATGTAAAACTAGGAGCTCCAGAAGATTTATCTAATTTCAATGACTGATAAATTTCTTCCTTTTCCACCAATGGTGTAAGTGATTGGTTTCCCCCAAAAACTCTAAACGCGACTTTAATAGCCTCATTTAGTACGCCTTCATCTGGCTTCCAATTCACTTTCGACCCATATTTAGCCAACGCACCAAAATATTGATTAAAGTCAACTTTTGATTTGTTGTCCACTTCCGGATCTAGGGCAAAGCCCTGTTGCCTCAAGTTTTCAAGTACTTGATGTTCAACCACAGTCCCTCCTTCACTTCGAAGTAAAGGTAGCACCTTATCCAAGTTCTTTGAGTAGTAGTTACCTACTCTCTGAACCGTACCCATCTGCTTACATGGATTTACACAAACCTTCATGGTTGTGCCTCCTTTCACATTTTATTAGATTGATTCTGGTTCCAATTTTACCAGTGATATTAGTGAGCCTAATATCTG